AATTCATATGGTGTAGATAGACATTATTATCCAAATGTTCAATCTATTTACTATTATCCTCGTTATACTCGCATTATTTACCCCACAACGCCACCTCTTCCCCATAGTGAGCAAAAAACCGTAATATCTAAAAAGCGGCCTTCGATCGTAAGAACAACTCGTGGTAGTGAGTAAAGTATATACGTAAATAAAGAAACTGGGTAGGTGGTGAGTTAGGTTTTTTGAATATTTATTAATATGGCAACACTAACAAGAGCACAATTACGAGATGGAGTTAACCCTGCTGGGGGGTTGTCTGTTACTACTTATAATTTTTCTTTAGTAAACAACGGGGGTAATAGTTATTTTACTATTGAGGGAAAAAATGGAGAATTACCTTTTACTAAAGCTTCTATCAACACTCCTGTAGGTTGTTCTTTTGTAACGGGCTCAGTAAATGCGGGGTTTTCTGTTAATGCAAATTCTACAGCTACTTTTAATTTAGTTGTAACTAGTGGTATAGCAGAAGCAGATATTAAGTTTAGAGCAACAAATCCTTTAATTTATTCTTTAGGTGACCTCACAGCTTCAGGATCCGTGTTTGGAATCGAGGCGTCATATTAAAGTCATATAAAAATTTGGCTGCGCAGGAAGCCGTTCGTATATTTACAGGGTAAGGTTGCGGGCGAATCGCAGCCGTAATTTAAATTTTTAGTTATGAGTGATTTAATGTTTTCAGCTGCTGTAAAAGATGTTCAATTTTTGAACGACGAGCAAATCAAAGAAGTTTGTCCAGTAGCGTTTTCTGAAAGTGCTAGTAGTGAAGTTTCAAAGCACTACACACACATTCCAACCAATCAAGTAATTGATGATATGCGTAAGCTAGGTTGGGGGGTTATTGAAGCGAAACAAGTTGCAGCTCGAAAAACAGCAACAGCAGGTTTCCAAAAACACATGATGATTTTCCGCCACCCAGATTTGATGGTTGAAGGAAAAGATGGTGATAATGTTTGGCCTCAAATCATCATGACTAATTCNCATGATGGNAANAATTCATTCACGTTCCAAGCAGGAATGTATCGATTTGTATGTTCTAATGGGTTGGTAATTGCCGATGAAGAATTCGGTTCAATGAAAATCCGTCACATGGGTTATGATTTTGATACTTTGCGTGAAACTATTAGTGAGATGGTAGATAAGTTGCCTCTTACAGTTGATAGTATGAATAAGTTTAAAGCCACTACACTTGATAAAAATCAAAAGTATGATTTNGCTCGTAAAGCACTTGAGACACGATTTAAAGTTCAAGAAAACCAGAAGGTTGACCAGCTTTATAAGATTGATCTTGATGAGTTTCTTACCCCAGTGCGTAAGGAAGATGCAGGAGATGATTTGTGGAGTGTGTTTAACCTCGTACAAGAGCGTGTAGTTACAGGAGATTTTGAATATGTTTCCGGTGCTAAAATGCGTAAAGCTCGTGAGATTAAGAACTTTAAGCAGGATTTGAAAGTAAACCAAGAGCTCTTTGAGGTAGCGAAAGAATTCGCAGCATAAGAGCAATGCCATGTTGATTGGAGGGGGAGGATGTTAACCTCCCCCTACTTTTAATTTAATTTTACTAAATGCCTAAAAATACAAATCCATATACAATGAAAACAAAAGATGTAGTTCAAATGATTCTATCTAAAGCTGATGATTATGAGCTAAGAAATGAAGTAAGGGCTGAAGCAATAGCGATTTTAAAGGAGAATCCTAATATAGATACTGGGTCTGCTTATTTGATGGCTGCTATAGAATGGGATGTAGCATGAAAAATTATTGGACTTATAATACTACTATAGGAGATCTTGAGATCAACTATATTTATAAATGATATGGACATTAACAAAATTTTTGGGGCATTTAATTCTGATAAAGAAGATGATGGGGTAGATATCCCAACTCCTGATTTTGTTAAAAAGATGTTAGATGAAAATCATCCTAGATATTTTATTGGGATGTTTTCTAAACTCATTAATAATAATCTTTCTTATCAAAAGGGTTTAGTTAAAATGTTTAAGGAAGCTGATCCTTCCTTTGATGTAGACGGTGTAGAAAAAGCAGGCCGTTACATGTTATTTAATAGAGCATGGGAATATGTTAATAAATTTGATCTTAATGATCCGTATTCCCAACACATATTAGAAGATATTTCTAATAAAGAAGAATCATATAAAAATTTAAAGAAGGCATTGAACACATCAATGCAGTATTTTGAGGAGCAAGAAGAATATGAAAAGTGTGCTTTTCTTAAAAAACTACTTGATTCCCCAAATCTTAATTCGTAACTTCAGTTTTAAACCACTTAAAAATGTATTTTAGACAACACATCCAGAGAAAGCTCGAAAATCTCGAAGCTAAATTAAAGCATATTGAATTCCATAATGGAAGAGGAAATAGCCAAGAAATTAATAACGTAAAAGTAGAGTGTGAGGAATTAGTTGAGGAAATCAAGGCTACGGTAGACCGTGAACCTATGACCCCAAACGAACAAAACCGAGTATAATGCTTACAGCCGAACAAATCCAAGCTAATTGGGAAGAATTCTGCAAGAATATTACAGGTCACATTACAGGTGATAGAAAGAATAAACTTATTGAATTTTATAAAAAATATGAGGACCGCATTATGATAATGCCAGCTGCTCATAAAAAAGAATATCATAATTCATTCCCAGGAGGATATGTTGAGCATGTTAATCGAGTAGTTCGATGTGCTCTTAAACAATCCAAATTATGGGAAGAAGAAGGAGCAGATATGTCTACTTTTACTAATGAAGAACTTGTTTTTTCTGCTATTAACCATGATCTTGGTAAGATGGGGAATGAGGAACATGAATCTTATATCCCTCAAACTGATAAGTGGAGGAAAGACAAGTTAGGGGAGGATTACATGTTTAATAAACAAGTTCCATTTGCTTCAGTTCCCGATCGAGGTTTATTTATGCTTCAGTCACATGGTNTCCAGTATACTTTNAATGAAATGTTAGCAATNCAAACTCATGANGGNTTNTATGATGAAGCTAATAGTAAGTACCTTAAGGCATTTATGCCCGAACAAAAACCACGAACTTCTTTACCATTTATTTTACATCAGGCCGATTTAATGGCAGCTCGTATCGAATTTGAACGTGAGTGGTTACCTAAATTTAAAAATTCCGTGCCCTNCNCAGGNANANAATTTTACATTGACGAAAGAAGCTAGAAANTCCACAAAAGATAAAGCACTTTCCCAACTTGAAAGTAAAGGTCTTAAAGATTTATTTGATAAGCTATGATAGAAACAGTAGTAATTAGTGTATTAAGTGTATTGGTTGTAGCCTTAGCGTTTACTACCATTAATCTTTTACGCAAAAATGAAAAGCAAGAAGACATATTGGCAGGATACATAACATACCTTGACCAATTTAGTAAAATTATAGAATTTTCGGATGAAAAAATGAAAAAAATTGATGAGCAAGGAATATTTAAAAGTGATGATGAAATCGGTTTTATGTATGAGCAAATCAAAGATCTCCAGAAAGTTCTATCTAATTTTAGGATAGATAAATTATGAGCACATTACCCCCTAGAAAAAGGAAGAAGAAGACAAAAAACCAATATTTTACTCAAGAAACAGAAGACGCTATTGTTAGATACAATGGCTCTTCTGATCCCGAAGAAAGAAGTGAAATTTATCGTACAGGTATCCATTATGGGTTTTTTAAACTTACCGAAAATATAATCCATACTTTTAAATTTTATTATACCGAAGTAGATAACATTGAACATTTACAACACGAGGTAATAACATTTTTATTAAGTAAAATTCATTTATTTGATCCTACACGTGGGGCTAAGGCATTTTCATATTTTGGTACGATTGCTAAAAGATATTTAATTATACAAAATACTAAAAACTATAAAAAAAGAGTAGACAAAGCTCCAATCGAAGAACTTTACCATAATTTAGATTATTCATATGATTTAGATTATAATCCTATGGAAAAAGACGATCTTTCAGATTTTATAGACGAATATGTACAATATTGCACCGAAAATATATTTGAATTATTTCCCAAAGAAAAAGATGCTCAAGTTGCAGACGCTATATTAGAATTATTTAGAAAAAGAGAAGTATTAGACTTATTTAATAAAAAGGCTTTATATTTACTAATCAGAGAGATGATTGATGTAAAAACTCCTCATATTACTAGAGTAGCAAATCAATTAGGAGACATATTTAAAGAAAGTTTTATTTTTTACAAAGAACATGGTTACGTAAATTTTGAATAATATTTATATTTATTGTTATGGGACAATTAAATAAAAAAATATTTGGTAAGAAAAAATTTTCTGATATTTTAGAAGAAATTTATCTTAATCAGAAGAAAAAAGAAGAGCAAATTTCTACTCTTATATCTGAGTTAAAGCCTTTAATTCAAGATATTGGGGATGCTACTTTGGTTGTTCCCCTTCTTAAGGAATACTTGGAAATTTCTGTTAAGAACGATGAACAACTTATTAAAATGGCTACTATTATTCAACGAGCAGTTCAAAATGAAACTGTGGATGATGGTAATTTCGGTATGACCGAAGAAGAAAAACAGCAGTTATTAAGTGAGGTAAAAAAATTCAAAGACGATAAAAAGTAATGCCTCAGCAACTTTATGGAATTTCAGCCTTAACTCAAGGAAATAAAACTCCTTCTACACCCTTTTCTAATAAATCAAACAATTTACCATCAGTTAGAGTAACTGATATTATTTTAGATGATACTCATCCTAATTTTGAAGAATATGGTGGGTGGAATGGGATTGGTACTATTTTCTATGATGGGGTAAGTTTTCCTTTTGCTGACGCTAAAAATACAAGTAATGTAGCTATTCCTTTATATTCGAATAGTAAATTGTATCCCCTTATAAACGAAATTGTTCCTTTATTATTCCTTACTAGTTGGGATGCACAAACCAATACAGATATT